ATTCTTCTATATTTTGGGTACATGTAGGGCATGTTACATTTTCACTAAAGAACTTATGTTCCTTGGTAATGGTCGATACTTTATTGGATAATTTACCCTTTAAGTTACCCAACTTTCTTAACTTTGTGTTACAATCTGATAACATTCCCATGTCTTTATTGATCGCATCTAACTCTTGACTCATTTCTGCTAAGTCATCTTCATATCTTTCAATCTGTTCATTTATATTTTTGATCTTTTCTTTCTTATCTTTCACATCTTTTTTACTTGTATTCTCTATCTCTTGAATAAATCCATTCTGCATATCAATCTTTTCTTCTAAGAGATTTTTTCGGATTGATATTTCTCTAAGTCTTTCATTCACACCTCTGACTCTTTCTTTGAGAATCAAACCCATTGCTGAAAATATTTTAATATCTAATAAGTCTTCAATCACTTCTCTACGATTTGGTGCAGTCAATTGCATAAAAGGAACAAAAGATGCACTTCCTAATATGACTATCTGAGTGAATGATTTATAGTTTAACTTTAATATTTGCTCTTCTAACCACCTCTGCTGATCATTAACAGCAGCATTTTGGTTCATGATGTTACCATTTTTATAAATTTCAAATCTTACAGGTTTCATACCTCGAATGACTTTCCAATCTGTATTACCAATATTAAATTCTAACTCAACATGACAGTCCTTCTCATTAACCGTGTTAATAAGTTGAGATTTATTTACTTTTCTAAATGGTTTATTGAATAATGAAAAAGTTAGAGCATCAAGTATAGTGCTTTTACCTGCTCCATTGTTTCCTATAATTAAATTTGTCTTTGCTTCGATAAGGTTTATTTCTGTAAACTTATTACCAGTGGAAAGAAAATTTTTCCATTTAATCTTTTTGAATATTATCATTCTCTCTTGGTGGAATTACAAAGTCATCTTCAGTGATAATTACATACTTATAATTATACACCATACAGGTCTGAATGGCAAGCTCATTTGGGATTTCCACAACATCCATAGGTGGATAATCTTCTGCTTCCAACAAACCACCATATCTCAAAGCATCATCTTCCTCTTCAAATAAGTATAGTGACCTTTCACCATCATCATCTGATACTGCATAAGCACCTTCTTGTTCTTGTCCTTTGATTGTTAGTATGTACATTATTGAAACTCACATGCTTCTCGATAAACGTCCTGCATGATATCCATCACAATAGTTTTATCCAAATCAAAATCAGAGTCTTCAATATATTTATTTAATAACGTCAATGTATTTTCACATTCTTCCTGTGAAAATTCAACGTCATCATCATCTATTTCAAAGTTTTCAACAACTTTAAGATCAACACAACCTGATTTATTAATTTTATCAATATACCTATCAAACTGAAGTTGACTAGATTTATTACGAACAATAACTTTAACAATTTTATCTTTTAGATTTTCTGCATCAAATGACTTTACATCTGTATCATCATAATATATTTTTTCAAACATAGTATGAGGATTCTGAATAAACTCCAATTTAAATGTTTCAGTATCAAAGATATGAAATCCTCTTGGATCATCTACATCATTCCAATACATCTGATATGGATTACCAAGATAAAATATCTTTCCATCATTTGATCTAGTATGATAGTGACCAGAGAAAACTACATCAAAATGTTGAAAGTATGATGGATTCAATCCCATAAAGGCATTTGTTTGAACAATTCCAGGAAAAAGTGAAAAACCATTTAACTCTAAATGTCCAAATGCTACTTTTGATTTAGAATTTTTAATTGTATTCATTGACTCTTTATAATTATCTTGGCATATCCAAGGCATTAAAAGAGTTTTAAATCCATCAATATCAACTTCAGTTGCAGATGAATAGTGTTTTATATTTTTGTAAGAGGTAAGTAAAGAATCCATCGCATTTATTTCATTTGTGTTTTTAAAATACACATCATGATTACCTACGATAGCATAAAGGTTAGTATTATACTGTTCTAATCTATCATAAACAACTTCTTTTGCCCAGTCAAGTGCCCAGAAATCAACGTTTTTACGATTATCAAAAGAGTCTCCAAGATGAATTACATTTTTAATGTTTCTTTCTTTGATGGTAGGAAAGAATATATCATCATAGAACTTTTTAAAGTACTCATGAAAAGCGACATTTGCTTTTCTTGCACCGAAATGAGTATCGGTAATTAAAGCAATCTTCATGAATATTGTTTGTTTTGTATATTTTCTTTGATTGAATTATAATCTGAGGAACTGTAAACATCTCCATCACCAGACATAACTTCTTCAAAACCAGATCTTTCTATTATCTTTGATCTAATATCCATCTGTCTTTTTTCTTTTTGTATTCTACGAAGAAAAGCATAATGAATTATTTGAGTGAAATAGGCAAAAGGATTAGAAGATTTCTCTGGATTGAAGTTTTTGATATACTGAACACAGTTTTCAATACCATCTGATATCATATCCTCACGGAACATGTAGTTAACAAAGTTTGGTTTATATGATAAGTGTGTTGCTATCTTTAGGAAACATGAACCAAGATAGTTTGTAATTCTAGGTCTAGATTCACCTGCTTCTTCTGCTCTCGCACACTGAGCACGATAGATGACTAATGCTTCTAGGAATTCCTTGTTATTGACATAATGTTCTGACTTACGTTTTCCTCTGACCATTTCATTACCGTCCTCTTTTAGATACTACTATTATACCATTTTTTAGGGTACTTGACAAGGTGCTATAATTGGTGTATAATAACTCTGTAAGGGTTCAAAGGTTAACTAGACTTATATAGCTTCTCTAAGAATACTCTAGCATCAGATACAGAAGATAAGAAACCCATATTTTCATTAATATCAGTTCGATTACTAATCTGATCCTTTTCGTTTAGATACCTATTATACACTTTAATTAAGTGTTTGTCATGTACTTCAGTCATTGTGATGACTTTATCCATGTTCATAACCACTGTGGGGTCATCCGAGATTTTCAACCACGGATTTATTCTCACAGCACTCACACCAATCTGACGTATTATAATATTTTCAAAAGTTACAGGACAATCTAAAATTAATATTGTTTTATCTTCTTCTTCGCATGGACAAACTTTGGCGAATATCTCTTCCCCTGATACCAATTTTATTACTGCGTGAAATTCTTCTTTATCCATTGTTCCTTAAATTAATTTGTATAATTTCATAATTGAATTTCTCTTCATTATATATTTTAACTCTTTCTACTAAATGATTCAGAGTGTAATTTTTTCGAGATTTGTAAGAGATGTCATCTGCAATATCATATAATACTGCTTTCTTTTTGTTGTCTCCTGTTCTGAGTACTCTCCCTATTGATTGTAGATTTCGTATTCGAGATTTTGATGGGGAAGCAAAGATGACGTTATGAAGGTTTTTAATGTTAATTCCAGTTGAGAAGGTCCCGTAAGAGGCAACAATGATTGCATCTCGTTCCTGCTCTGTAATTTCCCTAATACGTTCTCTTTCTTGTGCTTCGACTCCTCCGTGAACATAGAATACTTTTCTATTACCTTGGACAGAACTATTTATAGAATCAAATAGTATTTGACCATGTGTTGCAACCCGACTAAACAATATCAAACTATTACCTTTCAAATCTAAAACAAGATTATGAATAAATCTATTTCTTTTTGAGTGTCCTATGATATATTGTAGTTCATCTTCATATGTGTCAAACTTTTGATCCGTATGTTTGAGTATTAAAACTCTAATTTGTAACTTAGAAAGATGACCTTTATCAATAAGTTCTTTTGTTTGAGTTACTTTGTATGATGGTCCAAACAGTCCTTCCAATACCCATTTATGAGTCTGTGATCCATCTAAAGTACCAGTAAACCCATATCTATACTTGGCACTATCCATCTTTGTCATGATGCTTACAAGGGACTTAGACTTAAATAAATGTGCTTCATCACCAATCGCAACATCAAAATCTTTAAAAAATGGTCTTTTTAATTTATATACAGACTGCCATGTAGTGATAGTCACAGAATTCTCATTCGTTTTCTCCTTTCCTGAGTAAATTCGATGACAGTATTGATCCGCATTCCAACCGTAATCCTCAAAATCCTTATACATCTGTTCCACAAGTGATGTAGTAGGAACAATTAATAATACTTTTTTCTTAGTTTCTACAAAATATCTGACTACAGCATAAATCATCATTGACTTACCAGATGCAGTTGGTGATATTAAAAGTTTACGATTGTATTTTAATGCATCATATACAGCATCAATCTGATAATCTCTTGGTTTATATTTTGATATGCGAGTCATATACTCTTTGACTCCTTCTCGACTTATTATTTCATTCTCTTCAAATGGTGTACCATAGTGTTTATTATTTTCAAACTCTAAACTATACTCTGACTTTCTTGCCCAATTAACGATCTTATCTACAAGACCTCCATAGACTTCTCCAGTTGCAGGTGAGAATAATCTTATCTTACCATCCCAGTATTTGCTACGATACTGTGGCATAAACTTAGCACCTGGAACATCAAATGTGAAAAGATCTGATAGTTCCTGACAGATTGCTGGTTCTGCCTTGACAGTCACATATACTTCATTTTTCTTTTTGATAGTAATATCAGTCATATCCTCTAATGAATTTCTGCCACTCAACCGCATTTTTAATTTGATATGTGCGATTGTTTATTGTTTTCAAAATACTATCTAAGTAATTAATCATTACCTGAAAGTATTCTATTTTAGAAGAGATTTTAATTAAATCTGGATCAGCATCCATGTACTTATCGACATCTTGCCTTAAGACTTTATAATCAAATGGTTTGTCGATATAAATTTCTGGATCTGCTTTACCTGTATAATACTGCCACTTTTCCTTTT